GAATTTGATCGCTGAAGAATATGCTGAGTTAGACGAGGCGTGCCAAGCTTTATCTAAAGACATCACCAACAAACGTGCTCGTGAGCACATGCTCAAAGAGCTAACTGATTTGCTATATGTTGTTCATCAAATGGCAGCCGCCTTTGATTGGGACATATGTGCAGCATATAACCGAGTTCATTCTAGCAACATGAGTAAGCTGGATGAAAACGGTGAACCAATTTACCGAGAGGATGGCAAGATCCTCAAAGGACCTAACTATTTTCTTCCCAACCTGATTGACCTCGTTTAATATGTCTACTGATCTGATCGCTCGCACTGGTCGTGTACAATCTTGGATTGATGATCCACAATCTCGTCTTCCCGTTTCGTGTACTGTCTTTGTTGTTCAAGATAGCATGGAAGGACCAGAAGGCATCGAAGCATCTTGGCGATTTGCTAGTCACGCTCTCAGAAATGGAGCAGGAGTGGCGGTACATCTTTCCAAACTCCGACCCAAGGGAGCTGAGAATGGCAAGGGCTTGGTTGCTTCTGGCCCAGTCTCGTTTGCAAAAATCTATTCGGTTCTAAATGAAACACTCCGTCGTGGTGGAGTTTACAAAAACGGTGCAGTGGTTATTCACCTGGACCTTAATCATCCTGATATCTTGGAGTTTATTACCATTAGTCGTAGTGAGCTTCCTTGGGTTAAGCGTTGTGTTGATATTAACGACTACTGGTGGGAAGAGGCTACTGAAGAGGTGCGTAGCGCCCTTCTCCAAGGCATCAAGAAAGGTGACATCTGGTTAAACAAAACTAAAATTGACATCAATGGCAACCGCATCTATGGGAACGTATGTCTGGAAGTCTATTTGCCCTCACGAGGTACTTGTCTCTTGCAGCATGTCAACCTCGGTGGATGCGAGTTCGCTGATATTGAACGTGCATTTACCAAAGGAATGTCCGAGCTGTGTGCACTCCATGCCCGAACTGGTGTTGGAGAAACTGGAGAATACCTTGCTCCTGAAACAGATCGCCAAGTCGGTCTCGGAATGCTTGGACTTGCAAACCTTCTGAGGCGATACAAAGTAACCTACGCAGAGTTTGGTGATGCACTAGAAGCCATCAACAACCGCCAACCTCACGAACATACGCCTGCCACTTTGCTGGCTCATGAATTTCGTAAGGGTGTAGAGATTGCAGCACAGATCGCTCGTGCTAATAACATGGTTCGAGCCTTCGCCATTGCCCCTACTGCTTCTTGTTCGTATCGTTACAAAGATCCAGATGGGTACACTACTTGTCCTGAGATTGCTCCTCCAATTTCTACGGAGGTTGACCGTGATAGTGGCACCTTTGGTGTTGATCATTACAATTATGGTGACGTGGAGATTGCCAGCAAAGTTGGCTGGACAACCTATCGCAAAGTTGCCGACAATATCATGCGCCTGTTAGATTCAACAGGCTTGCTGCATGGATATTCCATGAATAGCTGGAGCGACGTTGTGGACTACAACCAATCCTTCATTGAAGAATGGCTCACTAGCCCCCAGACTTCACTCTACTATTCTCTGCAAGTCATGCCTGACACTCAAGATAAGAGTGATGCCATGGCTGCATTGGAAGAGTTTGATGAAGATTTCTGGAATGAGTATGAGTCGTTCTCTAAAGAACCTCAATGTGATTGTGCAGAATGAACCCTTATCAGAAACTTCTCTCTCGTAAACGTTCCTGGACTCCTGTCCAAGTTGAAGCTGGAACCTTCGCTCCTGGCTCTGAAGAAGCTATGCTACGTGCTCTCTCGGTTCGTAACCTTGAGATCCCAGTAGGTGACTTCATTAAGCATGCCCTTAAAAAAGACTACCCCGCTGCTGCTAAAGAACTTCTTGAAAGTAACATCCAAGATGAAGAAAAGCACGACCTCGCTCTTGATTACATCGCTCGCGCTCATAAGCTGGAAGACATTCCAGAAGCTGCGAAAATCCAGAAAGCCTGGATTGAAGCACCAGAACATCCAGTGCTCAAAGCAATGGTGCTTGAACGGTCAGTGTTCTTTGTGCTTCTCCCCTTCTTTCGATGGAATGGGGATGCAGGATGCCGTACTGTATCAGCAGACATCAGCCGCGATGAACAAGTCCACGTGGCAAGCAACTCTCTTGTCTGTAAAGAACTTGGTCTTACGGTCACACAAAACCTTGACAAACTTCGTAAAGCAACGGTAGCTTGGATTATGCAGCCGTTGGGTTCTAATGAGAACCCCTACCTTGACCGCGAGTTCTGGCTCAAGCAATCTGACAGCCTTCTCTATAACGGGAAGGCAGAGGGTTTGATTGCTACCCGTCGTGCTCGTATGCCTGCCTTCTTTGAGCATTCTAATGTCAATCTTCCTGAGTACGGCTGAGTTTGATCGACTACTTGACGAACTTGATGAGCTGTTTCCAGATCAATTTCCTGATTACCAACTGACTGAAAAAGAAATAGCTTATCGAGCTGGTCAAGTATCAGTCGTACGATTTTTAAAAGAAAAACTATCTAAGGATTAAAATCATGTGTTTTGGTGGATCATCCGCAGCTCCCATGGCTCCTCTGCCTCCCCCGCCTCCGGCTCCCCCGCCGCCGTCTCAACCTCAAAAGGTTGAACCCACTGCTCCTTCTACTCCTACGCCTGCTCCTGAAGCAGCTAAACAAGAGAAGCCTGTACTTAAAAAGGCTGAGACTGGAGCTGTAAAACGTGAACGTTTGAGGACAGGCACTTCCACTCTTCAAGTGGCTCCCAGTACTGGTCTTAATATCAGTGCAAGTGTTAGCCCACAACAGCGACAATAAACTATGAAAAGCGCACGGCAACGTTATCATGAATTAACTAGTGGCCGTACCGCGTTTCTTGACATTGCACTTGAGTGTGCAAAGCTTACTATTCCTACTCTGCTTATGCATGAGGAGACAACAACCGATTACACTCGGTTTAAAACTCCTTGGCAATCAGTAGGAGCAAAGGGGGTAGTGACTCTGGCATCTAAATTGATGCTGGGGCTGCTGCCTCCTTCTACTTCATTCTTTAAACTTCAGTTGGATGACTCCAAGCTGGGTGTTGAAATTCCTGCGGAAGCAAAGAGTGAATTGGATCTGAGCTTTGCTAAGATTGAACGCATGATTATGGAAAGCATTGCTGCTTCTACTGATCGTGTTCAGATCTTCTCAGCGATTAAACATCTAGTGGTGACTGGTAATGCTCTTCTTTACATGGGTAAAGATGGCATGAAAATGTATCCACTTAATCGCTATGTAGTGGAAAGAGATGGTAACGGTAATGTTACTGAGATTGTTACTCGTGAAAGAGTAAATAGAAAACTTCTTGGTCCTGAATTTGAACAACCCAAACAACAAAGTGTTGTTGATAACAGTACTGGAAGTTCTTATGAAAAAGATGTAGATGTTTACACCTGCATCAAACTTACAAAAAAAGGGTGGACTTGGTATCAGGAAGCTGATGACAAACTCCTACCCAACACCTACGGTAAGGCTCCTAAAGACAAGAGCCCTTGGCTCCCCCTTCGCTTCGTTACTGTTGACGGCGAGGATTATGGGCGTTCTAGGGTTGAAGAGTTCCTAGGTGACCTACGCTCTCTTGAAGCCCTCATGCAGGCGCTTGTAGAGGGGTCTGCTGCAGCTGCTAAAGTGATCTTTACTGTATCTCCTAGCTCTACTACTAAACCTGCCTCGCTGGCTAACGCTAGCAACGGTGCTATTATTCAAGGCCGTCCAGATGACATTGGTGTTGTTCAGGTTGGTAAGACAGCAGATTTCCGTACTGCATTTGATCTTGCTGGTGTACTAGAAAAGCGTATCTCTGAAGCATTTCTTATTCTTAATGTTCGTCAGTCTGAACGGACTACAGCTGAAGAAGTAAGGATGACTCAGATGGAGCTTGAACAGCAACTCGGCGGTCTCTTTTCTTTGCTGACTACGGAGTTTCTCATTCCTTATCTGCAGCGTAAGATGCATGATCTTACCAAAGCACGTCAGATTCCAGCCTTGCCTAAAGGTCTTGTGAATCCTACGATTGTTGCTGGTATCAATGCATTGGGTCGTGGTCAGGATCGTGAGTCCTTGATTCAGTTTGTGACTACTATTGCACAGACTATGGGACCAGAAGCTTTGGCTCAATATGTTAATCCTGATGAAGCAATCAAGCGTTTGGCTGCTGCTCAAGGTATTGACATTCTCAACCTTGTCAAAGGTATGGAGCAGATTCAAAGCGAGAAACAAAAGGCTATGCAACAACAGATGCAGATGTCCATGGTCAATCAGTCTGCTCAGCTCCTAGGAACTCCGCTTATGGATCCTGCTAAGAATCCACAAGCTGTTGAAGCTGTCCAAGCTGCTATGATGAATCCTGCGATGCAGCAAGGGCTTCAAAACCTGGGCGGTCAACAGCAACCTCCTCAAGCTGCTGAGACGCCTGCTCTTCCTCAACCTCCTGGTTAAACTAACTAGCACCGTTTATGGCTATTAACATTTCATATGATCCATCTGATGATCCCGAAGCTATTGCAGCTGCTGAAGCTAGGGACGCCGAAAGCCTTGAGCTAGGCGAACAGATGATCCAAGACCAGCAGGATCTTCTTGCTGGTAAATACAAAAACGCTGAAGAGCTTGAAAAAGCTTACATTGAACTTCAGCAACGCTTTAGCAGAGGTGAAGACTCTGACTCTGAACCTGCAGATAATGCAGAGGAATCGAACGAATCGTACGATTACGAGCGTTATGATGAAGAGGGTGCGGTTAACTATGATGCTGTTAAAGAAGCATATGGTGACAACCTTGCTAACGTGTTCCAAGAATCAGGCATTGATCCTTGGGAAATGAATGATCACTTCTATCAAAATGATGGCACTCTTACTGAAGAGATGTACGATCGTTTGAATGAAGCAGGGTTTAGTGATGAAGTTATTGACGCTTACCTTGGCGGCCTTCGCAGCCAAATGGGAACTGTTGAAGAAGCTCCTATTCTAAACTCTTCTGAAATCAATGAGATTAAAAATCTTGCTGGAGGTGAAGAAGGTTATCAACAAGTTGTACAGTGGGCTAGTGAAAACCTCAGCCAAACTGACATTGAAGCTTTTGATGAAGTGATTAATACTGGTAACAAAGCTGCCGTCAGGTTTGCTGTAAAAGCTTTGGTTTCTCAATTTGAAGATGCTATGGGACGCGACGCCGATCTAGTAACTGGTAAAGCTACAACTCAAGGCGCTCCTTATAGGAGTATGGCTGAGGTGGTGCGTGATATGCAGGACCCTCGTTATGAACGTGATGAGGCTTATCGTCTGGATATCATGCAAAAGCTGGAACGTTCCAACATCAAACTATAATAGTAAAGAGCCCTATCTCTTGCGAGTAGTGATGGGGCTATACAAAGGAGTGAGTAATATAAAAGTCCTTTGCTATTAAACAATGATTCCTCTTCTAACTACTCTGTCAGTGATCACCAGCTGGTACGGTCCTGGCTTCCACGGAAACCTCACCGCCAATGGTGAACGATACAATCAAAACGGCCTTACTGCAGCGCACAAGACACTCCCCTTTGGAACCAAACTAAACGTTTGCTACAAACGGTGTGCCGTTGTTCGGGTCAATGATCGCGGTCCTTACATTCATGGTAGGGGTTTAGATCTCAGTAAAGGTGCGGCTGATGCTATCGGTCTCACTAACTCTGGAGTTGGACGAGTCAAAGTAACTCGACTAAACTAACTTCAACATGACTGCCACAATCGCAGCAACTCCCAAGAACAATTGGGACCTATTTACCGACTGGGTAACCAGTACTAATAACCGTCTTTATATTGGCTGGTTCGGGACACTTATGATTCCGTGTCTTCTTGCGGCAGCTATTTGTTTTATTGTCGCCTTTGTGGCGGCTCCGCCTGTAGACATTGATGGAATCCGCGAACCAGTTTCAGGCTCCTTGTTGTATGGAAACAACATCATATCGGGAGCCGTCATTCCGAGCAGCAATGCCATCGGACTTCACTTCTACCCAATTTGGGAAGCTAGTTCACTTGATG